CCCACAGCATATCCTGTACCTCCACTTGTTAATGCAAAGAGACCTGAAACAACTAATCCTGAATGTGACATATTACCTTGAAAACCTGAGCCTGAACCTGTAGTACTAACTTGATTATAAGCTGTATTCAAGTTTGGAGGGAAGAACGATTGTAATGAACCTCCTGAAACAACACTAATAGTTGCGACAGGTCCTGTACCACCTCCTGCATTGTCAAATACTATAGTAGAACCTAGATAACACTTTTTTATTTCAGTGCTACCTAGATATGCTTTACCAATACTTCCGTTACCTAAGTTAAGAGCCATTATGCGTCTGTTATTAAATAGAACGTATCTGCTACAGGAGAGCCTGCGTCATATTCCGCTTGAGTTAAACTTACTATTTTATTTACAGAGTCAGAGCCTGTTGGTTCTCCTGTTGTATCGTTAGAAACTAAGTCATCTAATGAAGTAGTTGAACCATCTCCTAATAATACGTCATCAGATGTACTACCATCTTTTATAAAAGAGTCTGCTGTTACATCACCTGCAAAAGTTGCAGTTGTACTACTGCCATTACCTAGTCTTAATATTTCTGTTCCTAAATGCAAAAACTGAAAACCGTCTCCTACTGTAGAGTGGTCATAAAACCTTGGTAAAGTTCCAACAGCATCAATATAAAGCCTTCGATTATGTAAGTCGATGTCTCTAATATATAAAGTTCTAAAGTCTTTAGAATCTGTAGTACCTAAATCATAAGTAGCATCTGCTGCAGGTATTATGTGACCTGCAAAATTTGAGTTTTGTGAAGCGTCTATCCTTATAGCTTCAGTATCTTCTGTTCCAATAGATAATTGCTCACTACCTCCTGCTGTTCCTATATAAGTTGTAGGGTCTACTCCACTACCATTTCTTATTATAAACGAACCTCTAGCACCTACGTTAGAATAGAATCTAGCTATAGTTGAATTATCTACATCTGCTCCTTGAACATCTAAAGGATGAGCAGGAGCACTTGTCCCTATCCCTAAGCTACCTGTTACGTCAAAGTTAGCATCTACAGTAGCAGTTCCGTTAAAATATGCAGTTCCTTCATTGTAAAAATCAATAGATGGGTGCGTTCCTGCTATTCCTACTGCAAACTTACCTGTTATATTTGTATTACCACTAACAGTTAAAGTCTCTGCAGGAGTCTTTGTACCTATTCCTACGCTACCACCTGCAAAATGAGTTATACCTGCAGGTCTAATTGCTACAGTAGTATCACCTGCATTAGTACTAGCTGCAAATTCAGCCTGTATTCCACCTGCATCGTATGCGTGGATATTACCTGCAACGTGTAATTTTTCATTAGGGTTTGTAGTTCCAATACCTACATTACCTCCTGATAATATACGTAATCTTTCATTAGAGCTTCCATTTGTTGCAATAGCTAAAGCTTGATTAGTTGCTGAACTTATAGTATTAACACCTCCGTCACTTTCTACGTTAATATTAATACCATATCCAACGCTATTATGAAACTCTGCAGCCACACCACTAGTGTCTGACCTACGAATATCTAAAGGTGCACTAGGACTAGTAGTTCCTATTCCTACGTTACCATTAGAGCTCAATACAAGTTTTTGACTACCACCTATATACCACTTATGACTAGTTGCACCTGATGCATTTTTAGCCATAGCGTAATCAGTAGAAACGAATGTACCGTCTTCTTTACGAGTATTAAATAATAAAGTACCTGCTGAACTTTGAAATTCAGTTTTATTAAAATCTGTGCTTGTGTCTGATTCTTGTAAAGTAATGGCAGGATTTACAGACGTAAGATGTAAAAGAGTATCAGGACTATCAGTCCCTATCCCTACATCACCTGCTGAATCTATACGCATTCTTTCAGAGCCTCCTGCAAGTATTTGCAAGTCACCTGCACTACTAACAGCATAAGTGTTTGTAAATAGAAATGACTTTGTTGATGAACCTAAGCTATAAGAAACATTTGATGCAGGGTGTATATCACCTTCTACTTCAAGTTTAGCACTAGGGCTTGTAGTTCCTATTCCTACATTACCTGATGAATATGTCATTGTTGGCAAACCTGTATCTTCAGGTGTAACATAAAATTTACCGTCTGCTGCTTGAAACCTATAATCTCCCGCAACAGTAGTAGGATTAAATCGCATAAATACCTCTCCATCTGTTAACTGTAAAAGACGAGTAGGACTATCAGTCCCTATACCTACCTGACCATTTTTATCAATACGCATCCCTTCTGCTGTAGAGGTACCGTTGTATGTCTTAAATGATAAATCTCTACCTGTGCCATTATTATTAATAACAATATTAGCATCACCATTATTAAATGTTAAATAACCTCCATCACCACCTGAAACATTTACATTACCTTGGACATCTAACTTTTGATAGATATTAGTAGTTCCTATTCCTACGTTACCTGATGATTCAATAGTCATTAATGGTCCCGAACCTGTTGATGCGTCAGCAGAAAATGAGTTAAATTGATAAGAACCCCCTGTTGAATTGTCTACTCCTAAAGAATAGAATCTTGCGACACCAAGAAGGTTATCCATTAAAGTTGAGCTTGCTCTATAATCTGCCGCTATAGATGAACCACCAATAATAATATTTGGTGTATCTAACTTTTGTTGAGGACTTGTAGTTCCTATTCCTACGTTACCTCCGTTTATATAATTGTTTGTGTTTGACTCTCCGTTTAAGAAAACCTTATTGTTACCACTCGAATCTCTTAAAGAAAATGCACCATCACCCGAACTATCAGCACCTAATTCTACTGCGTTATTATTACTGTCATTGTTTACACTAATATAAGCAGAATTACCTTTAGCTTGAAGTTTTGTTGTAGGACTTGTAGTCCCTATACCTACGTTAGTTCCATCATCATATATAATACTGTCTTGTAATCCTTCAGTACCATCCCATTTGATTAAGAAGTTATCTGTACCTGTAGGTTTGTTAGTTAAGTCATCATAATCTCCTGATATACCTGCTTCTCCTTGTATTCCTTGCTCACCTTGTATTCCTTGTATTCCTTGTATTCCTTGAGTACCTTGAGGTCCTTGAATAGAACCACCATCAACAAATACACTACCGTCAAATATATGAAGACTATCATCAGCTTGAACTAAATAAGCATCTCCTTGAGTATTACCTGATGCAGGCAAAGAAGCTTCGTCAGCCACCTCACCCATAAATGTTACACCTGTACCTGTATTACCTTGTTCTCCCTGTACGCCTTGTTCTCCCTGAACTCCCTGTACACCTTGTTCACCTTGAATTCCCTGAGTTCCTTGAATTCCTTGTACACCTTGTACACCTTGTTCGCCTGTATCACCTTTAGGACCTCTCAAAGGTCCTGCAAAGATTGACACTATCTCTTGGTTGTCTATTACTGTTACCTTTATATTATCCATTTGTTACGTCTTGTAATACTTTAAATGTTCCACCTACATAAGTTTTAATGTCTCCATTAGGAAATGTTGTTTCCACGTCATAGTAATAAGCACCTACTTCAAAATTAATAGGAGTAAACTTATCTATTTCAAATCTACCATTAGTAGCGTCAGTCATAGTTATACCTGCTGTAGTATCTAAACTCTTTACAACGTGACCTTTCTTGCTATTGTTTCTAAACTGAACTCTTACAGTAACGTCAGTTAAGTCTATAGGAGCACCTACCGCATCATTATATTCAAACTCCACTTTTGAGAAGGTGTCGTTCTTTATTCTATCACTTAATTTCTTTACTACCATCTTGTATATTTTTTTTAATATCAGTATCTAAATCTTTTATAAAGGAATCTAATTTGTCTTTATAAATATTCTTTAATTTGTATTTGTTTATGTTTTCCAATCCCATCTTGTTAAAGTTATCCTAAATAAAACCCTGCTGTGTTAGCGTCCTTATCAGGACTCATATCTTCTGTTGTATCATTATACTCAGGGAACAATATACTATTATCACATAAGTAGTTGATAAGTCTGTTTGTATAGAAAACAGCCTTATCGTTAGCTCTATTAGCTAAGCCTGCAATCTCTTCTCTGTCAAGTGTAGAAGCATTGTCTGATGAGTGCTTAAATAAGCCTTTATTAGACAGTGTATAACTTGCAAAGGGTATATACTCAGCTTGAGTATACCAAGCCAACATAGGCTTTATAAAGTCGTCTAAGAGGTCTTTATAGTCAGAGTTAGCTGCATCAATTATAGTTCCGTTAGAAACTAATAACATTAGCTTTTTATATAGCTCCGTACCTAAATAGTTTTGTACGTGCATATCTTGTGCTGTCTCTATGAACTGAAGCATAGAATCAGGGTCTACTGAACCTGATATAATAGACTTCTTTTTTACGTATGTATCTGAAACGAATAAAGCCTTTGCCATTATTTATTATTTTTTATGTTAAATATATCTTTTATCTTACTAAGTATAGTAGCTTTATCTTCTTCCTGTGTAAATATAGCTTCTATCTCTGCGTCACTTATAACTTGAGAAGATAATTTTTCTCCTGTTTCAATCTCTCTAGTTGACTTGTTTTCTACATTCTCTAAGTCACTAAATTCTATTGGTTGTAATGTTCTGAAGTATAAGCTTAAGTAAATCTTGTTTACAGCTAATATCTTATTTAAAGCATCTATAATATTTTGTTGGAATGGTCTAATAACAATGTTATCCATTAAGTTAGAAGCAACCTTAAGTTCTTCTGCATTATTACCAAATCCTGTATTATCTTTAATCCCTAAAAGGATTGGAGATACAATACCGTGACCTAACATTATCTTTTCTCTACTTTCTTCTGATAAGAATTGGTATTGAGCGTGTGCATCAGGTAAATGTACAGGGTCTATATTAGCAGCAGTATCTTTATCTTCATTAAAACTTAAGATAAATTTACCACTATTAGAGCTACCACCAAACTTAGATGCTATCTTACTTTCTATTTGTCCTTGTACTTCGTCAGAAGGTACTCCGTTATTAAAGTTAATTAATAAACTAGGCTGTAAACCATTTTCTATATTAGATAAGTGATAATTAGATACCTCTTCCTCTAGCTGACTGTATTGTAAAGATGACTGATAATCACAAGGAGAGTAGTAGTAGAACGAACTTGTATAAGTTCTTACTACAAATACCTCTGTAGTATCACCTTTAGAACCGTTACCAAATGTAGGTATTCTTCTCGGCTTATCAGACATCTTTTTATTCTTCCAATCAGGATGATAATAATATGCTTTTATAACTCCTGAGCTAGTCTTTTCAGCTCTAAGAGTTTCCATAGGATGATGTTTAATAGCAGTTACCTTAGTTCTATTCTTGTTGTATAATACTTTAAAGCAACCTTGACCTAATAGTTTTCTATCTCCAACTACTTTTCTTAGTTCTCCTTCGTCTATAAGCTTCTTCATTTCGATATAAGAATCTCTATTGATATTTCTGTCAACAGCATCCAATCCTCTACCGTAAATCATATCACTAATACCGTTAATACAACGTGCATTAGTTGGAGACCCTAAGAACCTATCAACTAAGTCATTGAAATAATCGTTGTTAGTTCCATACTCAACATAATCTTTACCTGAGTATTCTTTTACTGCAGGTCTCTCGTAACTAGCTAAGCTAACTATCTTTAAATTACTTTTTTCTTTACTCATATATTTTTATTTCATCAGAGTCAGTAGCTACGTCTATAGTAAACTCTCCTTTGTTAATACTGTACTCTTCGTTATTATAGCCTGTTACAAAAGCTTTGTCTTTAAATATAACTTTCTTATTAGGTTCAGTAGACTGAGTTGTTAAATAACACCATTCTTGCGTATTAGAATCAAACTCATAATTAGATGAAGATTGAGACACTTCCATAAAGTAATATGCCCCTTCTATTAAAGAGGTAAATTCTAAGTCAATAGAAATACCTTTACCTGTATCTTTATGTGAAGATGCTGTAACTGTCTCTATAGTTTTAGTTCCGTCTCTAATTATCTTTACATCGATATCTAAAAAAGGGTTGTAGTTTCTAGGTATAATAACTATGTTATTAGTAGCTATATCTTTATCTAATAGTTTCATACTATATAATAAGAAAAGTCTATTTTTGTTTTTATTGTATAAAAAAAAAGACTACCGTTAAAGTAGCCTTTTCTGCAATAGTAATTAGTATTTATTAAGTACCTGACACAACACTTCCACCTGCGTCAACAAGGTTAGTGTCTAAGAAATTAGCAGGAGCTTTCTCCATACCTGTTAAGGTAAGAGTATAACCTGACATATCACCCATAGAAGTACCTGTAACAATAGTACCACCTGTAACTTCCATACCGTTGATTAAACCTGCAACGAAAAAGTTATCGTTTTGGTCTTCAACTACAACGTGAGGATGTCCGAAGGCTAATAATTTGATTTCTTTGTGGTCTTCTTTACTTAGTTTAGGAAGTGATACTTCTAAAACTTGTTCAAAAGCAACCGTTCCATTCTCAGCAGAAGCTTGAATGTTCTGTGTCAAAGATGAAGAAAAGTGTACGTCATATTTGTAAGAAGAAACAGTTGTTCCTAATGTATCAATAACGTCAGCATCTGTAGCGTTCATTACGATGCCATCGATGTCTCCATAGTTAATGAAGTATATATTCTTAATCCCTCCAACAGAACCTTTACAAGGCTTCAATCTTCCTAGAGATAAATTTTCGCAAGACATATTTTATATATTTAAATTAATTAATTAGATTTTGTAATTGGGGAGCGTTAACTCCCCATTATTACTTTTTGTTATTAAGCGTACCAAACGATTTCAGAACCGATAGCGTAGTTTACAGCAGCGGTGTAACGCATTACGAACCTAACATTCTGACTCCCGTCCAAATTAGCCATATCTAATACTTTAATCTCGTTTTGGTCATTCATAAGACCTGTACCGAAATGTAAGTTAGAAGATTGAGCAGCAACCATATTCCCTGCAGGTAATCCGTTAGCCATAAAGATAGAAACTCCTTCGAATTGTAAGCTGCCAAATCCTTGATTAGCTCCTTGATTTAAGTAACCATCTCCACCACCTTGAAGTGCTAAAGAAGAAACGTAAGCTCTTAAGATATCAGAAGCAACGTATAATTTTAAATCTTCTTTACCGTAAACTGTTTGAGGAATAGCGTTAACTACTTTTCTCATTTCAGCTTGGATAGTTGTTGCAGCGACAGTAGTACCTGATACGTCAATTACAGCAGCATCATTAGCAAATAAAGCTAAGAAACCATCGTATTCACCTTCGTTAGCGTCAGCACCATTCCAAAGAATAGATTCGTTAGCAGTAGCTACTTCAGCAACGGTTTTACCGATGATGTATTCAGCTAAAGATGGAGGTAAGCTATCGTGAGCAGATAATCCCATAGACATTGCATCCCAATCGTCACGGAAATCTTGCTTACAAAGAGTAAAGTTTACTTGAAATTCTTTTGGTTCAAGTGTGTTTTCAGTGATGTCAAGAGTTGCAGTTGGAGTAAAGTCACAAGTACCATCTTTGATAAGGTCACTCATTTCTACTCTCTTCAATACTTGTTTGAATTTGATGTTTGGTTTTACAGTTAAACCACCATTTCTAATAGTAGTTGGTTGTAATAACGCAGCAGAGATAAAAGGCATAGCTTTTTCTCCTGCGTATGTAGTTGTAATGTTTGTTGTTGTAGCCATTTTTTGCTATTTTTTATTTATTATTATTTATTAAAAAGTGTTTTGAAGACGTGGTCTTCGGTTGTTAAATTTCTGTTTTGTGCATATAAGTAACTAGGAGCTTTTTCAGTTACTGCATCAGGAGTATGAACTAAGTCATCAACTATCTCTTCCGATTTAGTTTCAATAACTTCTTCTTTTACTTCTTCAACAATCTCTTCAGCAACTTCTTCTTTTACTTCTACTTCTTCTTTTACTTCTTCCTCTTTTACTACTTCTGATAATTCAGCAGGTACTTCTTGGGGTGCAGAAGGAGAAATGCTTTCCAATACTTTAGTGTACATTTCTTTTATTTCAGCTATCGCAGAATCAAACTCTACTTTTGAAACAGCTACAGGTACATCAACAGGAGCAGGCGAAGGAGCTTCTTCTTTTACAACTTCCTTTGTCTCTACCTCTTTTGTTTCCTCTTCAGCTAAAACGACTTCTTCCTTTACTTCAACATTCTCAACTTCATTGTTTCCTAATGCTTTGTTAGAAAGCTCAACGATAGCCTTGAATAATTCTTTAGGGTTCTTCATAGTTTTAAAATTACATTAATAATTATACATTATAATAGAATAGTATCGTAATTGTTTTATTTTCACCTATATAATACTATCTACCTCTACAATAACAGCAGTTACACTAAATCCGTTTTGCTGAGACAAAGTTATTTCGTCTCCAACTTGATATCCTGAACCTGCAGTATTTACACTTTTAAAAGCTGTAGCTTCTCCGTTTTCTACAGTTATAAGAAGTATAGCTCCTGAGCCTAAACCTGTAGTGTTATCTTGAGTAAACGCATAGTGTGCTGTAGGGAAGTAATTCGGCAAAGCGTTATTACCATCTATAATACTTACCGTTAATATACCACCTCCAATAACCTCGTCCCAAAGACCTGCTCTTTCGTTACTGTCTGTTCTATCAGTTGATTGGTTATCTACATTAGATATCGTCCCTCCTGTTAAAGAGCCTATTCCCTGACTCCAATAGTCAGGGAATTTGCACTTTCTTTCATTACATTTTGTCATTGTGTAAGTATTTTTACACCTGCAATATTTAGCTCTCATTATGTTAATTTGTTTATATTCAATTTCTCGAACTCATTACCTACTTTTGGATATTTTGCTTTTATGTACATTATCTTTATTTAAAAATATTATTTAAGCATATAGCCCTCGGGCTTTTGCTGTTAATACTACGGTGCGTCATTTACTATACTAGCCGCAGTCATACTATTCATTGTTAAATCAGTATTGCCTGCATTGTCTAATATGGTTGGATAAGTGTCTTCGTCTCCCATTCTCCACCAATTTTTAGGAGATTGAGATGTTAGATTAAACGGAACACCTCCGTTATATATATCTGAGATGTCAGCACTTTTATCTGTGTCCCAAAAAGCTAATTCATCTACTCTACAAGAGTCTCTCAAATAAGAACCTGAAGAACCCCATCTACCAGCCCTGAAAAGCTGAACATTAAACGCACTCGCATTTCCAAACGCTGCGTGGCTGTTTGTGCAATTCTGCTCAATACCATCTAAAAATATTTTAAATCTGCTGTAGTATTGTGATATTTGCCCGCTTTGATTTCCTGTAGTTCCTCCGTTAAAAGTTACCATTATATGATGCCAAGCACCATCATTTGAAACGGTATTTTTAGGAGTTACTTTTTTAATGAAATTGTAACTACTACCATATCTTAATGCTATAGATTGTCGTCCTGGGTGGTTTCCATCCCAATATAGCAAAACCGAAGGGTTTGAGTCTGCATTATTCCCTCCTGCAAACATTATTGTCTGAACTGAATTATTATGAGAGCCTGCTTTAAAATAGGTGCTAATAGTCCAAGATTTACCGTCGCCATTAGAGGCTCTACCAAAAATATTATTAACCTCAGACACTGCTCCACTCAAATAATCGTTTTGTTCAAAGTTTAAAGACTTATAATTTGAAAACAATGGAGCGTCAATTGTTAAAACTAAAATTTTTGAATCCTCTCCATTATAATTAATAGCTTTAACAGGTATATTGTAAACCGCCGAAGCCAATGAAGAGCCGCCAATTAATTTTCTTGGTTGTCCGTCAACTGTTGCAATTCCGCTAACATTAGATAAATCCCATTCATAAGCTACGCCATTTGTGGCTGTTAATTCATAGTTTAGGCTAGACCCTTGAGTCATTGAAACTGCCAAAGAAGATGTTATTGAGGGCACACTAGAAGACGCTGTACCTGTATTTTGAAAAAGTGCATTTAAAGTGTTAACCTTACTTTCAGACGTCCCTGTCATTAGTGAGCTATTCATTGACAAGTTGTTGGGGTTTATATTTGAATAATAAACCTTTGAGCCCGTTATAGAGTTCACGTCTAACTTACCATCGTTAAGCGTGGCTTGTATTGTGTTTACAGGAAAATAGTCTCCCGTACTCATTAAAACAGTGTTGTCTTTTGCGTCCAAGGAAAAGTCAAAAGCATCGCTGTCGGACGCCACTTGTTCCCCTATACTACCCAACACATTACACTCAGCGGTAATATACTCCGCACACTCTAAAGCGTTAGCAAACCCATTTCCTGAAGAGTCTAAAAAGTCTGTATAAGGTATATTGTAAAATTCATAAACAATCTCTGACTCCGATGCCGTTCTAATGTCATTCTTAATATTTATCAAGCTAGCGTCTAAATAGTCGACCTCTCCACTTAGGCACGAGTTCCAATACACGGGATTAGACGAGCCTTGAAAAGTAACACAGTTACCTGCTTCGTTTCTTATTATTTGTATCATAGTTATCTTATTATAGTTACTAAAAGTCCTAAAGGTTGAATAATTACAGGGTTATCTGATTTGATTGCAGGTAATGTAAGTGCGTTAACATCTTCATTACTTGTTATCCAAGCAGAAATCTCTACCCTGTTTAAGTAAGTGTTTCCTACTGTTCCACCACCATAAAATATAGGTTGTGTAGTTAAGGGGAATGTAAAAGTAATATTATTATTACTATCTCTGTTACTATACCATAAAGCAGGTTCTACAATTGTATTTGATATCTGAGGTATAATGTTAAAGTCAAAACGAACTCTTAATTGGTCTCCATATTCCAAATCTGATAAGTCTATTCTGCCTGTAGTCCCTTCGAATCCTGTGCTACCTTCGGTTCCATATACAGTGTCAAAGTCGAAATCATAGTCAAAAAGACTAGAAACACCTTCAGGCAAGTTAGCTCCTTGAAACAAGCCTACACCTGTTTTACCACTAGGCGTAGGCGTACTCCAATAAGGGTTATCAACAGCATTATGCACTGCTCTATTTAAAGATAAAACCTTGTAAAGATTTGCATCTACATCATCTTGAATGTAATTTATACCTGCTCCTGATTGCCACACAAAGTTATTAGACGTAGGTTTGTCAGAAAAAGCTCCTGTATGTGAATATCCTGAAGCAGATAAGCCTCCTGAAGCAGAATAAGAAAGGCTAGATTCTGTCCTTGAAGATATACTACTATTTACATTGTTAACCGTTTCGTCAGTAGGGTCAAATGAACTCCTTGAGGTGGAGTTAGTCCTTTCGTTTATAGGCATAGTTAGTTGTTTAATTAGTTATGTTAATTCGTATGTAGTAACACCTGAGGTGTCAATTACTCTTTTTCTTAAATATCCAGCAGCATCTCTTGTAAGCTCTGCTTTTAAATCTGAAGGAGTCCATCCTAAAGTTAACGTTTCATCATCGTCACTTACTATAGAAGTTGTTGTTGTTCCGTTCTGTGACCTTAATGTAGGCACGTGTGAAGGGTTAGCATTCTGAACCACTACAGTAATAGGAACATCAGCTACAATGTAGCCAGCTCCTAAATCACCTACTAATTCTTGGTAAGAAGGGTCAGCAGCATAAGCAGACTCATTAGCTATAATACCTGAAACGGGAAAGTTTTGGTCTTCTATAGTAGTCAAGGTAATGCCAACTCCAAAGCTTCCTCTTGTTAAAGGTACAGTATAAGCTAAATCAGCTACACCTGTTGTATCATTCCATTCATACACCTTAGCTGTTCCTTCGTAAGGAGAAGCTATTGCTACAGAAGAATTACCACCGTCGCCTGAATCATCTATAAATAAAGGTTGAGCAACGACTTGTGACATTGCTGCAGTTGGCATTAAAGGGGAAGCTTCTAGTCCAGCCGAATCAGCTCCACTATATGCAGACACCAATCCTTTAGCCAATACTCTTGTTGCTCCATTAGGTTCGTAATCTGAATCATTTGCTCCTGTACCAGCCGTACTATCAAAATCAATAGGTGAGTTAGGACTTACTGTGAAGTCTCCACTAGCTCCATCTCTTACATAGTAATCTACTACAGTGTTTGAATAAGGTGCAGATACAAAACCGCTTCTTGGCCAAGTAATACCGTCATTTGTTGTTGGCATAATTAATCTTGCGTCATAGAATCTTGACTGAGTTCCACCACCCATTCTTGCCTGTATAGCTCCCATCACTGGGCTCGTTGATTGTATTCTATATTCACCATTGGCATTTGTTTCTAATATTACTAGTTCAAATGGCTCTAAAGATACATTCTCTTGACTATTTACTACATTGCCATCTCTAGTTAACGTTACTTCTGCAGGTAAAGGGCCGCATACTATATATATCTCACCTCTATCGTTTCCATCAAAGTCTTGAGAGTTTCTAAATGCATAAACAAATGTATCTGTGAATGCTAAACCTAAACTCATCAACGGCATAGGAGATTCATTACTTCCATTAATTTGTTCAGAGAATCCATAGAATCCCTGCGTAGATGTTATAATTGCTCCATCTGACAAACCCGTAAAACATATAGGTTCTCCAGCTTGCATAAATTCTCTGTGTAAAACAGTTGCACTGCTATAGGCTGCACCATCTGCATATACCTCTACAACATTACCATTACCTAAAGAACATCCTTGTACTTTACCACTAGTTGTTTGAGCTACTGCTAATATAGTTTTAGCTGGCTGTCCATCTGCAGCCAATAATGCTTGTTCTAAGTTTAATGCTCCACCTTTTGCTAAAGGAAGTACTGCTGGTACTTTTATATATCCTAAAGCCTCTATTTCATTATCTGTAAGTTGTGTATTGTTATCAGTCTTAACATAACCAAAAGCAGTTATATCTGCATCGCTTAATTGTGTATTGTTATCAGTCTTAACGTAGCCAAAAGCAGTTATATCTGCATCGCTTAATTGTGTGTTATTGTCTGTTTTAACGTAGCCAAAAGCAGATATATCTGCATCAGACAACTGTGTATTGTTATCCGTAGTTACAAACCCATTAGTATTAGCATCTATTAAAGCATTTATTTGTGCGTCAGTACGTATATCCCCTACATTTGCTTTACCACCTAAACCATCTACATTTAATTGTAGCTGGTTAACTAAATTAACTCTATCAGATATCCATTCTGTTCCGCTCCATAAATACCATCCTTTAGGTTTATATGTACCACCTAAACTGCTAGGTAGCCATTGAGTTCCTTCAGATTGATTACAATAAGCTAACTCGCCTACAACAGACCCTGCTGTCAAAGAGCTGTAATTAGCAGCCCTCTGACCTACAGAGGATGATGTTCCTGACATAGACTGCCAAGAACTACCATCCCAATACCTTTCGGTTTCGTTATCCGTGTCGTATACAATTCTCCCAACCTCAGGTTCTATTAGCAGTATTTCCGAATAAGTTAAACTGTCAGGCCTAACTTCATAAGATGTGCTTTTTTTGTCTTTAGATTGATTTAAATTACTATAACTTAAATCAGTCTCATCTGTTGGTTGAATCGAACTTCTTTGACTAGAGTTATTTCTAGTTATTATTGGCATTAATTATATGTTATATAGGTTAATTAATTCTTCAATCTTAGCTAAAGTTTCCATATCTTCAGCAGAAAATTCTTCCTTATCAGTAAAGAAACCCTCTATTGAGAAACCGAGATAGTTACCTTCTTTTACATTATTCCATACTTCATCGTTCTCTACTCTCATAGCTACAGCCCAAGCTCCTACAGGTGCTTTTAAGCCATATAAAGCAGTCTTATCCTTGTCAGTATCTTCTACTATCCAAGACTCTGTTAAATACACTCCATTTACTTCTGTTTCGTGCTCAGTAGTAGTATTGTGTAATTTAAGCGATTTAAGGTACTTTTCAGACGCTTTACGGACAGTTTCTTCGCTAAAAGTTATATTGTATTCAAAACCTTTGTTCTTACGGTAAATAAGCTTATTTGGAACGAGAGCAAGTCCTATTACTAATCTCTTATCCTCATCAATAGTCTTTAGTTCAACTTTGTGCTCATTAAGAGCAACAAAGTTCTCTTCTATTGCAGGATATTCCACAAAGGATATGGCATCTATACCACTATCCTCTGAGTCATCTATAAATAATTCTATTGTTTCTAATTCTTCCATTGTGTATAAATTTATATAATAAGATTAAAAATTAACGATTTTGTTTTATATTCCTGAGGATTCTACAGCGTTAGCATTAAGCTCAGTTGCATTTTCTATATCCTCGTAAACTACATAAGCTCTATTAGGCTGATTTACTTGACCTCCTATTGATTCAGCTAATTGGTTAGTTTCACTATTACCAACTACGTTGAAATTAGGTGAGAAAGTGTTTCCACCTCCACCTGAGCCACCTGAACTACCTGTATCTCCTGAGCTACCTTGTGACTCAGCCCATATATTAGCAATAGCCAATCCTGCTCCTATGTTATTCTTAAGAATCTTTCCTTTTGCTGCAGCACCAATACCTGTACCTGTAGCAATAGAAGACTTCCCTGCTGCAATCATAGCGGCACCCTGAGGATTACCCGCTGCAAGTGCAATTCCACCTTGTGCAACAGACGCTGTACCTCCTGCTATAGACTCTGAAGATGCTGAAGTACTAGTATTGATTATATCTTGATTAGCCGCTTGAGTACTTGCAATTACTTTAGCTGTAGCAGCAGACTTCTCTACTATAACAGCAGCTTTAGCTAAACCTTCATTATCTTTAGACAGTTTCTTCATAGTGCTTCCTATTGAAGATAACCATCCTATATACTCCATTCTAACAGCTTTTATGGACTCAATCTTAGCTGTCTCCATATCAACCTCCTCTTGATTTCTAGCTATAGCGTAAGCTCTTCTTTCTTCGTCAATAAGGAACTGTGATTCAGCAAGAGTATTACCTTCTTGTTGAAGCTTTATTAACTTTCTAGCCATATCTTCTTCAAAAGCAATGTCTTCTTGTGCGAATATATCTCTTTGTCTTTGTTGTAGTATAGCTAAAGAACGAGGGTCTTTTTCGTCTAATAAGTTGTTTAAAGCGTCTAATTCAGCATTTGCTCTGTCTATAATATCCTTTTGAGACTGTATAGCGTAATCCTCTTTTATCTTTCTGTCTAATTCGTTTGTTTCTACAGTATTTTTAGCCACTAAAGCTCTCATAGCCATACTATGCTCACCTTCAGCTTGCATAACCATATCGTTAAAAGTCTTGTTAGCTTGAGCTTTTTCTTTGTCAGTCTTTGCTTTCTTCAAGAAATCATCTCTTCTCTGCTTTTGTGTCTCAATAAACTTCTTTAACCTTAAGTCTAACTCATCTTTAGCATACTTTTGTTCTAATTTAAGTCTTTCTCTTATGTTTTTCTCTTGAATTAAAAGCCTTTCTTTGTTTTGAGCTAATATAAAGCTAGTTAAGTCAAGAATCTTGCCTTTAAATATCTTTATAGCCTTACTTCTTTTACCTCCTTTTTTATCATCTTCTCCGAATACCTGAGGGAATATCTCCTCCTCATTCATATATCCATATATCTCGTCAATCTGCTTATTATATTCAGCCTTATAAATTGACATTTCAGCTTCAAGTTCTTCAGCAGCAGTCTTTCCTATGTCAGCTCCTGTAAAGAAGTTCTTGAATGCCATTTTAGCCTTCTGACCAAATCCTAATCCTTCTATCTGAAGCTTAACAAGTTTTTTGTTTAATGCTTCAATAAGTTCTACTGCTGCTGCTGCCCTAGCTACTTTAGACATCTCAATAGTCATAGCTCTTAAGTTCGCTACACTATCTTGCGTAAGGTTTCCGTTTTCATCTAAGGAAGCGTTAAGTCCTTCAATCTCTTCATTAGCTCTTCTAACCATTTCTTGCTTTTGGTCTAAAGCAACAGTACTATCATCAGTAACTCTAACTAAAAGATTTAATTTAGTGGTCATAGTCGTAATACCTTCTTGAGAAAGCTTAGATATTACGCCTTCAGCTCGACCTGCAGTATTAGAAAAGTACTCTATAGCAGCTATAGCCGCTTGAAAAGCTAATAACACACCTAAAGGACCCATAAGAGACTTCCATAGACCTTTTAAAGCACCCTGCATACCTATAGCCTTACCTGTAGCAGCATCTGTAGTAGTTGCAGCTTGAGCCATTAAAGAACCTAACTGAGAAATGTTATTGGCTACACCTCGAATACCATAAGGAGCATCACTAAATACACGACCAAGTTCCATAGCAGAAGCAGCGTGTAATCCTGTAGCAGAAGAACCTTCTCTCATAGAAGCTGTAAGCTGACGCATATTAGCAGAAGCAGTCTTAAACTTTTCACTACTCATATCCATAACACCCATCTCTTGACGAAGAGCATTAATCTTTTGTTGTATTGCAACTAGAGAGTTTTTGTGAACTGCGTTGTTTTGCTTTACTGCAGCAGTGCTTTCTTTAACTTCTTTGTTATGCTGCTTTGTGAATGTGTTTAGTTTTTGAGTAGCAGTATGAAGCTCCTTCTGAGTCTTTGCGTATTCAGCAGTAGTTGAATCTACCTTCTTTAAACTTGCTGAAAGTCTATCTACTTCTGCCTTAAGTTTGTTTAGGTTATTCTGAGACTCTTTAATACCATCAATCTCTATTCTAAAGTTACTTTTTTTATTACCTGTAGCCATTATCTATTTCTTTTAATGTGGTTTTTAATTTCTTTTAGTTTTAAAGGTGCTTCGTACTTGCCCTTTGCTGTGTCGATGACTTCATCTCCTATGAAGAAGTCATCTGCTTTCAATATTTCTAATATTTCTTTTATCATTTTGTTTTATTTTATATTCCTGTAGCTCCTTTATCTGTAATAGTCCATCCTTTTGCCACTAAACTACTTCTGTTAGAACCTGCACTTCCAAGATAGTATGTTTCGTCCATATCTAACACAACATTAGTAACACCTGAGTCATCTAAAACCTCTAGCAAGTCAGTATAAAAATTAGTGTCGTATTGGTGCGTAGACATAAATAAACTCATATCTTCTATTGAAGAGAAGTTCCAATAAGCAACGTTATAGTCAAAAGATGTAGCATTGTAAAACATACCGCTCATATCTTTAACGTTTTCAACGTTCCAAACACTTATATCTCTATTAAATGTTGAGTTGCCTGCAAACATACTACTCATATCTTCTACGTTGTCAACATCCCAAACATTAACAGCTCCGTTATAGTCTGTATTCTGAAACATTTGCTTCATACTTATTACATTGATTGTATTCCACTTAGATAGATTCTTGTCAAATATAGTGTTATTAAACATACCTTCCATAGTAGCCACAACTCCTACATCCCAATTAGTTAAAAACTGATTAAAAGTAGTGTTATTAGAAAACATTGCCTTCATATCAACGACATTGCTAACATCCCAACCACCTATAGCTTGATTAAAGTTAGAGTTAGCGAACGCAGAGCTAAGGGTTATTACATTTGACATATCCCACTGCTCTATTAAGTTTACAGTTCCATTAGTACCTGACATTTTAAATGATGAGAAAGCTCTGAAGTTAGGCTTATCTAAAACATTAGACATATCAAATCCACTACCAAAACTAACTAAGTCAAGTCTATTTAAGCTAGACTGCTCTCCAAATGACACTAATTCAGTATAAGCTGTTCTGTCTACTATACCAAAGTCGATAACTCTAGCTTCTCCTGCTATCTTTATAGTATATTCACCTGCTGTAGCGTAAGTATGTTCTCTTTGAGTATAAGTATTAACAGAAGTTTCTCCATCACCCCAAAAGATAGTACCGTCATAAGTACTATTATTAACGTAAGGAAGCTCTACAACCTCATTCGCAGAGGTTGTAACAACTTTAAAAGATAAGAATGTATCTTGTTCACTCTCAGGAGTTCCTTCAAATACCTTGAATGTATCTGTAACTCTAAGTAAATTAAGCTTAGTTAAAGCTTTATTTATGTTAATATCCATAGAGTCTATTATATAAGATATTCTGTCTATAATTAAAGTGTCGTTAAGCTGTAATTTAGAGAATATTGCAGGAGGTAAGTATGCTTTTACCTCAAATCTCTTAGCATAAGCAGAGTAAATACCTTGTATGTACTCACTATGGAAGTTGTTAAAGATAGAATTTTCATTTATATCTCTAGTGTATTCATCAAACTCAGCATTAAAGTGAGTTGTATTGAGTCCGCTTTCATCTACATTAGACGGTGCATTATAATAATCATCTCCTATAATACCATCTCTCCATTGTATTTGGTGTCCTGATACAGCTTTAATGTTGTTTATGTAATGAAGTAAAGGTTTACCTATNGTTGGATTAGGAAAGTTGTCACCTCTATTGTCAGCAACAAACCATCCCCATTGATAATTAGTAAGANTACCTGAGTCAACATTAACCAANCTTTCAAACATCATCTTCTCAAACTTAGGCTTAACATCGTAATTATTACCGTCAAATAATAAAGAATTAGAAGANTCCATTCCTTCTTCAGTAAAGTTGTTAACATTGAAAACAACGTTACCAAAGTCATCACCTGTTATTTCTTTTTGATTAATAGCTAAGAAGGTTTTAGGCTCAGCGTATTTATAATTTACAGTCTTAAAAGGAGATATTCTTGATACAGTTGAGTCCTCTATATTAATATAATTAGTTATGTCATACTGCTTACCTGAATCCAAGTAGTCATCGTAAGATTTTATATTTATTAAATAAGAATTATCATCTAACCTTTCTTCAAAAGCAACTAAGTTGTATGTCTTGAATATGTCTGAAAGAAAATCTATAATTTTCATATCAGGCATAAGTCTCTGAGGATTAATAAATTCTAAGTTACTATATACGTCATTATCATTGTCAAAGAAAGCAAAATTGTTTGCTAAAGTTGTTACTGTTCCTGAAGAATTTATAGATGTCCTTACTATATTTGTTTTAGTTAGCCCTAACAATGGCTTATATGTATTAACGGTTGAGTCAGCAGTTATAACTACAGCTACATAGTATTCCATTTTTCTATACTTTCTAAATGGTATGTCAGCGATTAACTCAATGTCTTCAGAAGGACTAAAAGTCTTTAACCTTGTCTTGTACTTTACATTAGTATCTTTTTCGTAAATATCTATCTTAACAGTTATGTCTCCTGAACCTGTTATACTTGCTGAAGGTATAGTAACTTTAACTCTATGAGATTGTTTTGTGTTATCGAACACACCATTATACACAGACTCATTAGTTATGGTTCTTAAATCTCCATCACCTGATAAATATTCCCATTCGTTTTGGTCTGCACCTGCTCCGTTATCTCTAAGCATTCTTATAACCTGATTCCTCTCAACGTCTCCTGTAGTTGATTCGTAACCTATAGCTCCTTTTCTATTGTGAAGCCATATATATAAATCTTTTAAAGTAGAGCCACCTTCTTTCTCTGCAGATAAAACACCACCTTCAGTAGTGCTTACCGTGAAAGATATGCCTGTAGAATCAGTATCTGTAACAGATGTTTCTTGCTCAGGACCGTATGATTCGGATTGTATAACAACGTTCTTAACGTTAGACACAGAAGCAACGTAACCTGTTATGTTATTTATAGCGTCTGACACAGCTTGAGCAGCAGCACCTGTACCTCCAATAGGTATTTCTATTAAGTAATTTACGCCATTTAAAGAAACTGTTATGTTTCCTACAGAAGTAGCTCCTATTGCAATGTTTATTTGACTTAATTGTTTAACACCTGCATCTTCACCAAACATCCAATCCTTATTAAACTTAATCATAGGAAACTCGTGCTCTATAGCGTCAAATATAAGTTTAATCTTCATAGATGGCTTTAAGTCAGTAAAATTAAGTCTATCGCTAGCAGTGATAGAGTAATTAGCATCTCTCTCTTCTAAAGATAGAATCCTATGAAATCCGTCATCATCATATTCAAACCCTGTAGTGTGCGTCATTAAAGAATACTTAAAGTCACCATCTGAGTTCTCTAATACAAGACCGTCAGACTCGTTAGAACCTGCGTCTTCACCTTGATTAAGTATTGTTAATGTAGCTAATACACCTGTGCTAAACACATTAATAGTTGAGTTTGATTTTACTCCTGCTTCATTAGCGTATATAAGAACGTTGTTCTGCTGTATTATAGTTGCAGAATGGTCTCCAACATTTACATTTACAAATAAAGCTATAGCTATTGCAGTTTCTGCTATTGTAGAGTTTGCTGACATTTGTATATCATACTCTTCTCCGTCAAGTTCAATTCTCAAGAATCCTGAAGATGTAGCTCCACTTGTTATAGCTATATAAGTCTGCTCAAATGAACCTGAAGATAATTCTACATTAAATCCTTTTTCGAATCCTGTTCTTACGTTTGTAGCAGTATTCTTGTATCTAAAGTTAGATAATAAATTTAAGTCCTTAAGCTTTATGTCTGACAGTATATCCTTAAGTGAAGTTATTTCACCAAAGAACTGAACGCTATAAGATATAGGGTTGTTATCCTTAATATTAACTGTGTTAAGTTTTATATATCCTTTTTTAAAGTCTACACCATTTAATTTTATTATAGCGTCATACTTTCTTCTAGGGTCGAAACCATCAAATATATTAGGATTAGCAAATCTTTTAAATATCCTATTGTTAGTTTTAGAAGCAGGTAATTTAAATTGATTAGTATACGCAGCAAAAACCTTTGCAACGTCTTTAGAATCCTTTATTTTGTCTTTTACAGTTATGTTTACGTCAGGATTAATATCTGCTGAAATCCAATTCTCAGATAAACTTCCGTCAGGGTTTCTTAAGTCTGTGTTTATAAATATCTGTGCTTTAGTCATATTATCTTACTGAGTTTATCCAATCGTTAGCTCCTTCAAATTTAAAGGTGTAATTAATAAGTTTATCGTTAATTTTACTCTTAACATCTAAGTTTTTAGTAGTTAAATGCACAGGTAACGTATAAGTGCTACTTTGCTTAGGTATGAATGCAACTCCAAATTTAGAAGAATCTACTTGTAACCAAATCTGCTCAGACATAATAAGCTCTAAGAAAGTGTCGTTTTCTTCTTCAGGAATCCATCCTGTGTTAAATTCCAAAGAAACCTTACCGTTTTTATTAAGTACATACTGTTGATGCCTAAAACTATTGTAAGTTCCTCCTTCTAGTATATTCCTAGTATACTTAGTGTCTTCAGACTGCATAGATATATTAAATCTACCTGTAAAGTGTACTTGTTGCATAGCTCCAAATCTATTTACAAAGTAAGCAGGAGTATATCCGTATTTATTACATTCCTGATATTCCACATATATAATCTCATCATCGCCTGTAGAGAACTCCACAACAACTCTTTGAGCATAAACACCTGCTTGAGAAGTGTTTATGTAATCAATAGCGTCTGCTGTATTGTCACCTGCACTTAATCCTGATACAGTGTGAAAAGTGTGCCATCCTGCTCCGTTTGAGGTTTGTAGTTTATAACCTGTAAATTCCTCTGCTAATACAGGTATTCTGTTGTTAGTATCTGAATAAGACCTTATAACTTCAGTAGACATAAGAACTCTCTCAGTCATAGAGTAGTTAGCTCCATCTGTAAAAGTACCATAACCGTCAAGACCTAAGAAGTATTCTTTAGTGTAAGTAGTTGTAGTTCCGTCTAAGTAAACAGATGTACATACAGAAGATAATAGAACAGCATTACTCTCTTCTCCTGCAGTACCAAACACAACTTCTACGAAATCTCTAGCTAGTTCTGATATATCAACAGAAGCCACGCCATTTAAAGCTGTGCTTCTTAGTCTTATAGTAGCGTCTGTAGGTTCAGCAGAAAGTTCGCCTATCCAAACTCTAAGACTTACAAGTATATAAGACAAGTCTGTTTCTGATTTAGTCACCCAATAAGGAGAACGTAATAATATTTTGTTAGTTGGTAATGCCATTATATGTTATTTAATAAATTGTCAATTTTGTTTTGTGCCCATAGTTCAATATCATTTATAAGGTCTACTCCAAATGAGCTGTTTTCACTGAATATAGAAAGTATGTCACTACCTCTATATCCGAATCTCCGTATAGTACCTCTAGCTTTTATAGCTCTAGCAATAAGGAAAGCACTAGCTTTATANTCTCTTTCAGTAACAGTACCTTTAGAGAATCTAGGTCTAATACCTTTAGCTTTCATCCACCTTATAATTCCTTCAGAACCTGAAGCGCTAATTCTTTGTCCTCTATTTAAACCTTCGTCTAATATATTTACAGAAGGGTCGAACTCAATTACTATACCTCCACCATCTAAAGAGTATGAGATAGAATTTAAAGTGTCACCTGATGCGTGAGTGCGGTCACTAACAAGCTTGTTCCTTAAATCACCTGCAGCACGTTTACCGTACTTATCAATTAGTAATTTGAATTCTTTATCCATTAACAAGCACTTATGTTCTTAGGCATTTGTACTGTAATATCAATCCCCCATCCTGTTAAAGAGTTCTCAAACTTCTCATAAAGTAGCTCAGCAGTAGGGTCTCCTACGAGAACATACTGCTTCTGTGCTAAATAACCTCTTCCACCTCTAAAAGCTTCTACTAAGTTGTTTATAACTGTAGATTGTGTGTTAAGTACATCTTGTAAGTTACTAGCTCCTTCAAATGAGTTGTCATACTCTTTAGGTTCGTTAACTATATCTAAAGCCATTACGCTTATAGTTAGCTCTATAATGTTTTCATCATAAGTAATATCACTAATAGCAAAGTGTGATAATGGGAATAGAGTTTGTTTAGATAAATCTGTTCCATCTAATTGTCCGAAGACTACTGCATTAGTATTTTCTTCGTTGTTCTTAAAGTGTCTTTCAACAGCTCCTAATATATCATATACTTGTGTCATACTTAAAATGATTTTTTAATACTTTTTCTTTCTATTGCTATCTTTTCTTTCTCAAACTGTAACCACGTTAACGCTGAGTGAATAGGAAGCTTTGTTGTTCGTTCCAAGTCAAGAGCTTTTCCGTCAGCAAGGGCATAAATTTGTTGAAACCATCCATATCTTTCACTAAAGCTTTCCGATGCTCCTCCGATAGAGTTGCTTCCTGCAGAAACTTCTTCTCTATATAACTCTTCATAGCTGCCAACAATCTCGTCCCTAAACGATAAAAAAAAACCTTAGCTCCTAAAGCTACTCCTAATGGCATATCTAACATTACATCTGCATACTCTTCAGTACCACTATACTCTGCTATCCTATAAGCTTCTTTATCTTTAAAGCTTTTATGTACAGGTCTGTATAATACAGCCATAGCTTTGTGTATTGTATCTAAGTTGTCTGAGTAACTAGTTAAATCTATATACTCACCTAAACTAATCTTGTCTAAGTTAGGAATAAATCCAAAGTCTATCTCTACACCATCTGAACCTGTCATAGAAAATCTCCTCTCTAAAGGAGTTTTCGATTGAAACACTTGATAAAACTTTTCTAGTGCTTCATTAAAATAATGCATAGGAACTTTAACAATATCTTTATATTCCATACCACAGAATATCTCTAGTATTTTAATATCAAGAAAATTGTTCTCTACATCTTCATTTGCTTCATACACTTTCATAAACTTAACATAATCTCTTAATGAGATGTCATTAATGTTCTCAGGTATATGTAATTCAATTTCTTTCATAAACAATTCTTATACTATAAGATAAAATAATAGGTAAACTGTTCGCCTATAAATAAAACTTATTTATTATGTTGACAACTATAAGTAAATAGTATAGTAAGAGTATATCTGTAGACGAACAAAAAGACTCTTTTCTTATTATATAGTAGATAATTCAGGCAACAGTCCGTTAAAAGCCTTTAAGGACAAACTTTATGTGAAAGCATATTGGAACAGGCAGACTTTCCTATGTCAGCCTTGCTTTACTTTTATAACTTTTGAGCTACCCGAGCAAACTACTGAACATACGGTTGCTTAATTGCAATGATTTTCTTTTTATTTAAAGTTATTAGGGGGTAGCATATTCTAGAGCGAGGTAATCACTAGATATAGCTCTTACAATTTGTGATTGCCGAGCTTCGATTCGTACATAATTCCCTCTTGTTAAAGATACTTATACTATATACTCCTAAGGTGAGTGCTCCACAAGAGCAAACGAACCGTAACAAGTGTCTTCTAGCGAGGACTACTGAAAGCTCTACCAATTTATGATTGTCCGAGCTTATAACTTAACTGTAAAAATATATATTTCTAAATTTAATATGTCCGTATCAATCAAAAAGATATTTCACTTACTCCCTCTTGTTAAACAGCTTAGGTTACTCCCTCTTGTTAAACAGATTGAAAACTCTACAGTGGCTAACTCAACGTCACCCCTGTTCATATTACGTCAATTCCCCATATATAGCTAAATAATTGTGTACGCTCTAAATTTATATGTTGATAAGCAGTAAAAAGATGTTGATAAGTATTGTATGATATAG